CGTCAGGAACGATCAATGCGGTGGTCGCAAGCATATCGGTGATGGACTCGCAGGGATCGCCGGCGCAGTGCCTCAACGTGCAGGCGGGGTACAGCGGGCAGGGATCGCCGGTGGGGGGCCTCCTGCAGTACGGGATCGACGGCAACAACACCGGGATCACGATCGTCACGGGCAACCGGTTCGCCACCACGGTCGCGACGGGCAGCGTAAGCGTGACGGGGAAGACGGGCAGCACGACTCTCAACTCCAATCAGGTGACGGGAGTGGCGGGAGCATCCGCGACGTGGGCGGGGCTGTCGATCGCGGGGGCGAACATCCCCACTGGGACGATCATCCTCACGGGCAGCGGGACCACGCTCACGATCAGCCAGAACGCGACGGGCACGGCGACGGGAAGCGCGCTCACGATCACGCAGATCACGTTCGCGTGCGCCTCCGTTGCGGATATCGAGGCCGGGGACGCGGTGACGATTTCGTGGACGGGAGGCGTCACGGGGTCGGGCGGGTACATCGTGGCGAGCGTGAACGGGGCGGCGAACACGTTCACGACGACGACGGGGCTCACCGCGGGCAACTTCACGAACGTGGCCGACACGGTGGTGGTGCCAGGGTTTCAGTTGCATACCTGGCGCACGAACCCGCAGGGCATCGTGCAGGAAGTGGACGCGGACCTCGGGAAGCAGTGGTGTACGTACTACACCGGGGTGAGCCACTACGTGGGGACGATTTTCTCACGGAGCAATTACCTCATCGTGACGCAGGTGGCCGACGCACCGACGAACCCGGTGCAGGCGCAGCCGGTGGCGGTGTCGACGGTGACGTACCTCGCGGGAGGCGCGGACGGCACGGTGGCGAATACCGCGGCAGCGTGGGCCAACTCACTCGCACTGTTCAACAACCTCCCGGTCCGGTTCCTCGCCAACGCCGAGACGAGCGCATCCGCGGTGCAGGTGGCGGGAGAAGCGTACTGCTACAACCGGTGGGATTCGCCGTGCTGGATCTACCTGCTGAGCGCAAACCAGTCCTTGTCTCAGGCGGTGGTCAGCGGGAACGGGTACCAGCGCGGGGGCAAGGTCGCCGGCATGGGAGCATCGGTGACATGGGGGTACAAGGCGGACCCGTACAACCCGTCCACCGTGGCCCCGTGGAGAGCGGTGCCTCCTGTGGGCGCGATGATGGGGCTGGCGGTCCGGATTATCAGCAAGTACGGGATCCATTACACGTACGGGCTGTCCGCGGAGCCGATCGTGGGGTGGCAGGACGTGTACGGATTCCAGGCCACCGATGACGTGGACCGGACCACGCTGGCGAACGCGGGATTGAACGTCATCCAGAACATCCCGGGCACGGGGATCGTGCTGCGCAACTCGCTGTCACCGAGCACGACGATCGATTACCTGTTCATCAACGCGCTGGTGATGACGAACTACATCAAGGTGAGTTGCCAGGGCAGCCTCCAGGCGACGGAGAACTACCCGCTCACGTACCAGAAGCTTCAGGCGGACCGGAGCGCGATCGACAACTTCATGAGGGCGCTGTGGCGCAACGGCAGCACGGGGAACGTGCCGGAGGGGGAAACGTTCGGGCAGACGCTCGTGCAGAACGCGGACGGGTCACAGACGTCCTCGGGATATTCGCAGAGCGTGAGCGTGGAGGCGAACCTCGCAAACAACCCGCAGAGCCAACTGTCCGCGGGTAATGAGCAGATATGGGTGTACTTCATGCGGCCGGCGCCGGCGCAGAGCATCCGTATCGGGGTCGGCATCCAGTTGGCGGCGTAGCACCATGACGAGGAGAGTGCCACTGCCCCCCAAGGCAAGCAGCAGGGGTGCGTGCGTGGAGTGCAGCAAGGCCGAGGAGATTGGCGGCATCCACGAGGGACTGATGAAACTCTCGGCGAAGATCGAGAACGGGCTGTCATCGAGAGTGAGGCTGATCGAGCGGATGCAGTGGTGGCAGCTGGGCATCATGGTGGCGATCGTGGGGGCGGTGATCGGGGGACTGTGGCTGCTGTATCAGGCCGCCGCCACCGATCAGGCGAAGCTGCTGGAGATGCTGGAAAAGAGGGCGATCCTTGGAGGGTTGAAGCCATGACGGAGCATGCACAGATCGTCAACGTGTGGAAGGGCGACGGCGGCGAGTACGGAATGAGCTTGGTGATTCCGTTCGCGGCGTCACTCGGGGCGGGGAGCGATATGCTCTGCCTGTGGTGGAACGGGCCGAATATCAAGAACCCGAACCTGCGGTTCCGCCTCCGCAGCGTCAAACCTCGGTACGTCGTGACCACGGCGTTCTCCGCGGCAGCCGCGGCAGACCTGGCGCTGTTCGTGGCGCGCGGCATGAGCGCAAGCGACACGGGTGGAACGGCGAAGCTGCCCCCTTCGGGGATGCAGAAGAAATGGACGGTGATGAAGGATAGCCAGGTGGCCGACCTGCGCATTTCCACCGCCGGAGCCGCCCTCACGAACGGAACACGCACGCTGGACACCTACCCGATCAAAACGTGGGGCGGGTGGGGCGGAGCGGTGGGGATGGCGTTCCCGAGCGACGAGAGCGTGATGCACCCCGTGAGGGGCAAGCCGATCATCCTGGGAGGGCCGCTGCCGGTGCCTCCGAATCAGGGCGCGCAGGTGACGGCGCTGCAGGAGGGGTTGATCCTACAGAACATCACGGCGATCCCTGCGACGGGGGCCGCGACGGTGTACGTGGACATTGAGTGGGATGAGATCAACGCTCTGTTGAATCCCGAAGAACTGATGATCGGTTGAAGGAGGGAGCGCGATGCAGAAAAACGCGATGGCGGAGAAGCGCAAGATACTGGTGGACAACACCGAACTGCCCGGCCTCGTGAAAGTGGCGGGGCTGCCGCTGGAGGAGGGCACGATCGAGGTGCCCGGGTTCAACATCAAGCGCAGCATCCAGAACGGCGTGATCGTGGTAGCTCCGTTCGACGCGACGTACAAGCTGGAACGCAGCACGAAGACGCGCGACTTCCTCAACAACTGGAAGATGAACCGGGAGCAGCACGACGTCACGATCATCCAGTGCGACGCGTCGGGGCAGGAGTTCGGCCGGTACCTCGCGCCGCAGTGCGGACTGTCGAAGCTGGACCCGGGGGAGGCGGACCTCGGGAACCCCAACTACGCGCACCTCGACATCACGTTCGTTCCGTACGATCTGCAGCCGGTGCCGGCGCAGCAGTAGGAGGCGGGCATGCAGCTTCCCGTACCGGTGTGGAAGGGAACGGCGATCTATCCGAGCGTGGAGCTCAGACCTCCGACGCCGGACACGATCGCGGCAACGCAGGAGGCCGTCGAGCACGGCCTCTATCGCGCAGTGGTGGCGTTCCTGAGCGGATGCATTGCGTCCTTCACGGCTCCAGGGGCGGCGCCCGTGGACGACCGCAAGGAGATCGAGGCGATGGTGCGCGCGATGCCGTACATGAGCGCGGAGCCGGTGGCGATCTACGCGCTGCTGGAAGGGGACGCGGATGACGGGATCGAGGGCGTGTATCCGTGCCCGCGGTGCGGGACCAAGGTGGTGTGTGAGTTCGTGAGCGAGGAAGAAGACACGCGGGACCACATCCGATCATTGCCGGTGACGTGCCTGGGGTGGAACGGGAGCGTGTTCGATCCGGCGCAGGTGTCGCGCACGATCACATTCCGGATGGGTGCCGCGGTGAAGGTCGCGAAGCAGAGCGCGGGCGGCGGTGATGAGGTGTGGGCGGGTGAGTTCGAGATGCGGTGGCCCACGCTGGCGGATTGCATGCAGGCAGAGGCGCGGCTGCCGGGGAAGGCGAGCCTTCGGCAGCAGATGGAGATCTACGCGATCGCCGTGGAGCGGATCGAGCAAGAGCAGTTGACGCCGGGGGTCCTGGGGACCTACGCGCAGACGATGATCCACGCCATGAGCAAGCAGGACCTCGCGAGGCTGGGCGGCGAGATGCAGAAGTGGGGCATGCGGAACACGGTGCGCAAGGCGTGCCCGTCATGCGGGAAGGTGTGGGAGCCGACCGTCGCCACGAGCAATTTTTTCGTTTCCGCTCTCGCCTCGTAACACCGCCGACGCGAGAGCATTGGCTCTGGCAGAGCCTTCGGTACATCGACTACGGCGCGCAGGCGTTCGACGAGGAGGCGGTGCGGATGACGGCAGCGACATACGGCGGGGTTTCCATGGCGGAGCTCGGCGCGATGCCGTTCGCACGGTACGAGCGCATCCGCGGCGTGATCAACCGGATGAACGAGCGCGCGACGTCGGAGGGTGGAATCCCTGGCGGGGAGGGCGTCGATGCCGGCTGAGGATGTAGCCCTCGTCTTCGATCCGTCCAGCTTCGAGCGGGGCTTCGCATCGATCGCGAAGGGCATGAACGCCATGGCCGGGAAGATGGGCGGATTCGGGAAGGCGATGACGTTCTCCGTGGCGAAGGCGGAGATCGCCGTGCATGCACTGGGGGCGGCACTGCACGCGGTGACGAACGCGATCAACCAGCAGATGCCGGAGATTGGAACGGTGTTCGGAGTGGTGAAGGATACGATCCTCCGAAACTTCTTCTTTCCCCTGCGGCAGCAGATCCTCCCGTTACTCCAGAGACTCCTTGATTGGACGCGGGCGCACCGCGCGATGTTTGTGCAGTGGGGGCAGGTGGCGGTCGGACTGTTCCGGACGTTGTGGACGGTGGGGAAGGTGATCGTGGACACGATCCGCAACCTCGTTGACGTGCTGTTCCCGCGGTTCGCGCGGGCGTTCGGGGGGAACTTCGCCGACACGATCAACCTGATCCTATTCAAAGTCAGCACGGTTGCGATCGCGGTGGGGATCATCCTCCGGGACTTCACGCAGAAGTGGGGCGGGCCGCTGCATAGCATCCTTCAGGACTTGTGGGGGATCGTGGAAGGCGTCGCCAAGGTCGCGTGGTCGGCGATCAGCGGATTTTTCGAGGGAGCGGCGAAGCAGTTTCCGGGGCTCGTCAGCGCATTTCAGGACCTGTTCGGAGCGATCAGATCATTGACGGATTTCCTCAGCAGCAAGGGCGCACTGAACGTCATCAAAGAGGTTTTTAGCTGGTTTGGCAGCGCGGTGTTCGCAGGGATCATCACTGCGATCGAGGCGGCGGTGATCGTGTTGCGCGCGTTGAAGGACACCATCGATTGGATCGCAACGGGCAAGGCGAACTTTTCCAACCTCGTAAGCCCTCTGGAATCCATCCGTGCCGCGTGGGAGAAGGTGCCCGGGGTCAAGGAGGCGGAGGCCGCGATCGGAACGGCAGCATCGCGCATCGCGGGAGGATTCGGCAGCGGGGCCGGGGGGACGATCCAAGCGCCGCCGGCGCGCGTGCTGACGCACGTGGGGGAGAGGAACTGGGCGGGCGGAGGGGCCGTGAACCATTACCACACGATCGCGGTGCAGATCCATTCCGTGAGCAGCGCGGAGGCCGCGCACCGGTACGGGCTCGAGTTCGGGCTGGGCTTCGCGCGATCGTTCAAGGACACGCTGCTGAACGACGCCTCCAGGGGGGGCAAGTAGGTGCCGGGAATCCCGGGGTGGAACGCGCACGTTCCATGGTTCATCTATGACCTCACGAATAAGGTGCTGATCACCGCGCCGACCATCCCGAGCGACATACGCGACGGGAAGAACATCGTGCTGGCGGAGATCCGGATCCCGGGCCTGCCGTACGATCCGGTGTACCCCGCGGGGATGCGCAACCGAAAGGTGAGTTTTCAGCTACAACTGATCAAACGCGACAACACCCTCGGGAACGTGCAGCAGTTGCGGCAGTTCGACGCGCTGAGGTATCCGGCGATGGACCTCCTCTCGATCGGGAGCGACACACAGTTCCAGCCGAACCCGAAAGTGCTGTACTGGTGGGGGACGGGCAGCATGCCGCTGGAATGGTTTGTGTCGCGGTGTGATTGGGTGAACACGCAGGGGTGGATCAACGGGATGGGGAACCCGAAGTATTCGATCATCGACATGGAGCTCACGCTCGACGAAAAGAGCCCGCTGTTCCAGATGGAGGACATGGCGC